TTTTATGAGCAACAGTAAAAGAATCTCCAGCCTTCATGCGTGTTCTCATAAAAGCCATGTGTTTCTTTGTGTGATGCTTAGCGTGCTTAGCAAGTGTAGTTTTCTGGCGAGGAGTAAGCTGCTTCATTTCTTTTTCTTTTTCTTTTTCTTAGTAGGACGGCCCATCTTAGAACCGTAAGTACCTTTTCCGTATGGCATAAAAATAAAGGGGTCATTTGACCCCCTTATGTTACCCGTTTATGAGTTAGACGCAAAGATTTCTATTGCGCAGTCTGGGCGTAAGACTCCGCTACCGTGCATCATACTGCCAACCATGAATGTACCCTGGTATAAAGCGTGTATGTCAGATCCTGTCTGCTCCATCTTAAGATCCATTAACTTCACAGTACCTACTGCTTGCTTGTTAAATACAAGAGCAATGTTATCTGTGTAGTTAGCGTGGTAAGTATTGTTCTCACCAGTTACCGCTGATCTGTTTGCCTTTGGTAAATGATTAGATTTAACAATGTGAATACCAGCGACCTTGAGTACTTCACCTTCGCTGTAAGCACCACGACCACCAAAGTCTCTGTTAATAACAGTTGTGTTCTGTACTAACTTGTAATAGTTTGTTGGGTCAATAGCGCAGTAACGATCTTCTTCTGGAAGATTATTAATATCCATCTGCTCAGCAGCTGAGAATAAAGCAGTTGCTAAGTCTGTGCCTGTAACAGCAGCTACCGCAGCAGCTGTGTTTGCTGTACCTGACTTAAGAATCTTTACTCTTGTACCACCTGGCAAATCAGTATTAGGGTTAGTCGATGTTCTAGCAGCTTGCGCTATTACAGCAGCTACGTTCTGGTCAAATGTATAAGCAAGAGCATTACCCATCTGCACAGAATATTGCGACCTCACATCATAATGGTTCATAGCTTCATCTACGTCCGCTATAAAAACATTCGATACAAGTTTGTCGTCAATATTTATGACAGCCTCTGCGTGCTTGATAGCATTACCTGTCAGCTGTGTGCCAGGGCTATGATAGCTGGTACTAGAGAGTCCAACTATGGGAAATTGTGCCGATTTGCCAGAGCTAATAGTTCTGACTGTATGCAATTCCTCAAAGATAGTTGCTTTACGGAAGGCTGAAAGTACCTCTCCTGCAAACTGTTTTAAAAATAAATCTTTTACACCTGTTCCTGTATTGTTAACAAGACCCAGGCGTGAAGGCGTAAAGTTAGCCATTTAGTAATACCTAGATTAATGATTATCCAGACCATTACTTCTGCCAAAGGTGTCCTTCGCAAAGGGCTTCGCTTCTGTTAGAAGGTCTAGGTTGATCTAACTATAGCGTTTAAAGTATGTTAGATCGACCTAACTTATCTTTTACTTTCTTTCTGTACGCTGAATCTTTGCTGTATCTAGGGTCGTTGATAGCTTCTACTAACTGTGCATTTGATTCAAACTTATCGAGAGAAGTCTTGCTAGTTCTACCGCCTATGAGTCTTGGCTCTTGATCTGTTGCTGTCATGTAACGTGCTTGAAGTCCATCAATTGCAAGTCTCACATAGTCAACATCAGTTGATTTCATAGCTTTGTCGTATGCTTTGCGTTCTGGTTCAGTAAAGTTTTGTGCAGCCCATTCAGTCATTTGCTTATAGCGTTCTGCGCCACCATACTCATTCTGTAAGTCAGTAGCCTGTTGTACTGATAATTGGTTATCTTTTGTAGTTCTGTATTGCACGCCATCAAGATATGATTCAACCATTTCCCTAGTAAAGCCAGCACCTTCTAGTTGCTCATAGTCAGCATCTTCTAGTTTGCCAGTTTTTTGCCAGCGTTCATTCATGTTGCCATAGTCAACACCAGCTTCTTCTAGCTTGCCTCCAACAAAATCTCCATAGATTTCTTTTGCAGTCTGTGGCTGTGACTCTGCTACCTCTTCTCTTTGTTCTGGAGGTTGGCTTTGTTTTCTTTGCAGTTCCAGGTAAGCCTTTTCTAATTCTTCTTGGCTTTTGTATTTACCAGCTAAAAGCTTTTCTTCTCCCTGGATCTCTACGTTATCCTCTTCTGTAATCTGTTGTTCTTCTGCTACAGCAGGATCAACGGCTGTTGTTGGCTCGTCTTTAATTGTTACTGGATCTGGCATGATTAGTTAATAATAATTTCGTTAGTTTCTGGGTTGCGTTCGACAGTCGAGAAAGTAGTAGTAGGCTCTGTGTTTGCTTCACCTTGCACTACTATTTCTCTTACTCCAGGTACAACGGGTGCGTCTGACTTAGGCTTCTTGTCCACCTTCTTGGACGACTTCTGCGAATTGCTCGGCATCAATACCTCCTTGTTGATTTGTTATTGCAGCTATTGCTTCGGCAGCCCTGTCAGGCGTAGTACCCTGGAAGTTTTTAACTGCTTGTGCCATAGCTGGGGATTGGATTCCCTTCTCTAGTAGCTGTTGTTGTTGCTGCTGTCTCTCTGCCTGTGCCTGTGCAGCTGCTTCCTGTTGAAGTTGCTGTGAAGTTTTAACTAAGTTTGTTGTGTCGATAGATCCACTAGCAGCTAGTCTGCGTAACGCTTCTTCAACATTTAAAAACTTCATTAAAGCTTCTGGGCCTAGTGCATTGTTAGCAGTTTGAATGAAGTCTACAAGTTTATTACGATCATCGCCACGACCTATTGCCTCAATACCTGTAACAGCCTTCTCTTTTATCAATGGTTCACCTGTTATCTCGCTGTTAGGAAAGTCTGGTAACTTACGCTTTCTTCGCAGTATGTGAATCAGCCTTCTTACAAGTGGTAGCTGTAGTTCTTGGCTTAGAATAGAGTATAAACCAGAGATTCCTGCGTCTAATTCCTGTGCCATAT